TAGTTAACCAATCTTCTGGGGCCTCTATATCACTTAAAACAGTTAGCTTTTTATTTAAAAGAGCCAATACTTCATTAAATACTTCAGGGTCAGGGAACTTAACACTCCTATATGATTCATCTTTATTATTAACTTCAGCACAGATTATTGTATACTCTGTTTTATCATAAGTACTATCATTTTCTGCAAGACCATTATTAGCTAAGTACAAAAGTTTATTTCTGTTAACCTTTTCATCTAATAATAACACTTCAGTATCTTCTAAACTATTAATAAATTCAATTATAGATTTACTTGCTAAACGATATAACTTATTTACGTTCTTTTTTACAGAAGTAGGTTTTCCATAATTAACTGTACGTTGAGTAAAATTAATAAAGTATCCTATGCTAGATAACTTTGATGCTAGGAAGACATTATCCTCACTGCTAAAAGATTTTATAATTACTTCAGGCTCTCTAAAAACAGGGTAAACCCATCTTCTCCTTCTATGACCGTCATTCTCTTTATTAGATGGGTAAAGAGAAAAATAAGTTTCATCTTCTAGTTTAATGTAGTTACCTTCAGATGCATTTCCTGCGCCTACTTCTAAAAAGTGTTCTAGATTTTTAACAGTCTTATCATTAAGTGCGACTAGCTTATCAAGTTCCTTGATAGCTGCTAGTATTCTACTTTTTATAGCTGATTTAGTTTTATCAGTGTATTCTAACTGTTCTCTACTTAAAGTAACATCTAGCTCTCCTATCTCAAATTTTAATGCTATAGGCAGTGCAGAAAGACCGCTAGCATTAAGGCTTTTTGATACATTATTAAAAGTAAGTTTTTCTATTTCTAAAACTGCCTCTTGTACTACAGATTCCATAATAGGGTAACACACTCTGCCTAAAGAAATTTCTAATTGATTGTTACCTGGCCTTACAATAAAATTATTAAAGTAGTATAGCCGATAATTATTATCTATAGAACATCCATAATAATTTATATTATCAAAATACTTTAGTTGATGTTGCAGCTCTGCAGTTAAAGTATCTAGGTCTTCTTTTTTGAAATTTATTACTACTGATGTACCTATATCTGTACTGTCTTCAGTAAATATTAAATTAATCTGAGGGGCAACCTCACCTCTGCTTACTAAGTATTTATATTTTTTGTCTTCATGATGTGTAATCAGGTAAAAACTTTTAGCATAGCTTAAAGGAGTCTTAGCCCCAATACCCCAACCTCCTATTTGCTCGTTAGTGTTTCTTTTAGTCGATGCAAAGTATTGGGTATAGGTATTTTTAATTAAGTCAGGGGATAGGCCTTTGCCATAATCCTTAACAGTCAGTTCTAGAGAATCTGTCAACAAAGACTCTAGATGTATTTCTACAGGTTTAGTAGAGTTATTTTCTTGATTAGCATCCGCAGCATTAGAAACAATTTCTCTGACGATAGATCCTATTTTATTAGAATACAATGAATCTGTGAAAGACTTAAACATTAAAGACATTGCGTCTTCGTTGAATTTAAAGTCTAAAGATTCAAAAACGTCAGATGATTCTACTTCTGCATCTGTTATTTTATTTATTTCCATTTACCAGTTTATTATAAAGTCTACTCCATTATTTTTTAAGAGTATATCGTTGGCTTTATCAAAACAATCATTAGATTGCCAAGGTCTGCCTTGATATGCTCCTGCTACAGGGTGTTCAGCTTCTAGTATATAATGCAAATTTTCATCTATACAGCTTTTATATGATTGAGCATGAGCTCCCCATAGCATAAAAATTAATCCTGAAGTAGAGTTTGATATTGATGTTATTGTATTGTTCGTAAAGTTCTTCCAGAGATCAACATGAGATCCTGGTTTTCCTTTTTCTACAGTCAATGCTGTATTTAGTAGTAGTACTCCTTGAGACGTCCAGCTAGATAAATCTTTATTTGTAAAGTAACCTTTATTAGGTGCCTCATTTAGTATTCGTTTTAAAGAAGGGCTAACGCCTTTCTTATCTGTAGAATTAGCAAAAGCTAATCCACATGCAGACTTACCATCATGATAAGGGTCTTGCCCTATTACTACAATTTTTAAATTAGAATAATCTGTTTCTTTAAATGCCCTAAACACATCTTTTTGGTTAGGGCATAATTCTTTTGTCTTATAATAATTACTAATTGTAGAAATTAAATCAGTAGTACTCTTATCATTTAGTAAGTCTTGTAATACTCTCGACCACTTTGGGGTCAATAGTTTCGTCCAAAAATTCATGGGGGTGAATTTGTCTTGGCCATAAGTCTGCATATTCAATTATTTTTAATTTTAAATTTTTAATATTTAAAAGATTAATAGATTCTTTCTCTGGATTGTATATACTCCATAATTCTGCGTCATCGCTAAGAGTTACTTTGAGGTCTTTCTCTAACTTCTCTCTCCTAGGAGATTCTTTCAAAAATATACTTTGAAGAAAAGGGACCATGATGTCCATATCTCCAGGTACATAATCATAGCACAATGACTTACTTTTATTAGGATATTTACTGTACTTACCTTCTAAGAATAAATTATAAGCCTCTAGTTGATCTTCAGAAATAGAAAATACACTAACAGACATGTAGCTTTTTAACAAGTCATAAGTAAACCTAAAGTCATCATACGATTCTAGAGTATCCTGAAAAGCAGCCTGATCTTTATCCATAAAATTAGAGTAAACAACACAAATTGAGTTAATTGGCGTGTTTATACCTTCTTGACATAGATATGCGTTAACAAATCTAGTTCCTATGTGTCTTCCCTTAGCATATTTAGATACCCCAAATAATCTTTTAGGTATGCCCAATAATGGAAATACAAATAAACTTGTATATGTAAATTTCATCATGTTAAATCATAATTGTGCCACTAGACTCTATAGTCTCTCTGGGGTATTCATAAGTATTAGATTCATAAAATTCATAAAGCTCCATTAATTTAACCCAACCTGGTTGATAGTTATCATAATGATCTTTGTAACCATCTTTACCTTTACTTAAAGTCTCATCAGACATTTTAAATATTAATGGATGAGGTGTCCAAGGATCTACAGCTATAAATACAGGGTTAAGTTGCGTATATCCTTCGTAAAGAGGATTATTTGCAATCATAGACTCTACTAAGAAATAATAGAATGCGCCTTGTATATCATATCTAAAAGACCAGAAAGAAGAATTAAAAGAATAGTTATAATTGCCCATAGTTTTAAGGTCTGCAATCTGTACAGTCTTGTTGGCATGATCTACAATTAGTTTATCTAACTCGCCTTTACATTTTATGCGCCCTTCATAATTAGACTCTAGTACTACAGAAGTATGAATAGTCTTTTCAGAGTTAGCAGATAGTAATTCTTTTACATAGTAATCAAACATAAGTTTGTCTACCATATTAGTGGCTTTACCCATAATATCCTCACTAACAACAACATGTTTTGCGGGATCTAGATTACCATTAGTCCCAAAGAAATCTTCTGCCTTAGCATCTAGTTCAGGGAATGCAGGCTTCTTAATTCCAGCTGCATCATAAATAGAGGATCTCTCAGAAGAGTCTGGCATCCTATCATAATCTATAGCAAATTGCCATATAGCTCCTATAAACTTACCTAGGTTAGTAGTCTTAGAAGGGAAAGTAACCGCTTTATATTTATCTGCGTTGCCGTTATACAAATCTTCTGTAAGATTTCCTAGTATAAAATGATCGGCAGTAGCATTTGATTCAGTAAAAAACGGTCCTTTAATTAATTTCTTCAGAAGACTTACATTGACTCCTGGCATTTTCCGATAATTCTTCATGTTGTTTTCTTAAATTTTGTATAACAGTTATTGCAGTAGGTTCTTCTACCCCTGCATTTATAAGTTCCATATATCGTTTAGTCCATCCCATATGCTTTAATTTTTACGTTAATACTTCTATCGTCCATAGAATCACATTTTTCATATCTATAGGAGTTGCCTATTACATATTTAATGTTATCGTCTGGTACAATATTGTTAGATATAATTGTATCAAAAATGGCCTTTGTCCAAGGCCACGCTAAATTATCTATATCCCAATTAGGAACATAATCATCCTTAGGAGGATTCCAAGATATTCCTTTAGATTTGGTTCTCCTTACAGTACCATAATTAAGCGGGGCTTTAAATATCATCTCTGTTTCTATTCTGGAAAACACAATGTCTTTAGGAATGTAATGATCTATATAATCATGCATAACTCTAAAGACTTTATTTCTAATAATGTAATGTGTTCCTGAATAAAAAGTGTTACCTGATATTTTTACCCATTTATTTTTAGATATCTGTGCATGAGTAGGGAATCTAGGTAGGTTAATTTCTAATGCCTTGCACATGCCGTGTTTGTTTTTAGTAAACTTTTTAATAAATTCTTGGCTAAGTGTTGCCCATGCTTTTTTACTAAGTCTGAGTAGTCTTTACTCTCATACTTAGAAGGTATTTCTATTTGAATGCAGTTAAATGCATTAGCTAGATTAGCACCGTACTTTCTGCCATTGTTTTCGTTACTATTAAAGTCATTGTCATATAATATATATATGTCTTTAAACCTAGACTTTAATTCTTCTATAACTTGCTTCTTGGGTAATACGCTTTCTGATTGTAGTGCTACTGCTGGATAGTCTGTAGTACTTACTATACTCATTACATCTTTTCTAGATGAAGTGATTATAAGTAAATCTCCAGTATCAGGCATTTGTGTCCACCCTTCCCACACAGAATAATTATTATTATTCATAAACTTATACTCCTTACTAAAAGGTTGGTATATTTTATAGGTAGGGGTATCGTCTTTAAATTCTAAATAGGCATAACAGTTAGTTTTAGGATTAATAATATTGTTATTAATAAATATTAAATCTACTACCTTAACCATATACTTACTAAGAGTCTTAGGTGTTATGCCAAATAGACTCCAAAACTCTTTATCTTTTAAAGTGGGACTTTTACTCTTAATCTGTAGGTTAACTTTCTCTTTGTTGCTTATCTTTTCTATTTCTACTTTACTTATTGGCTTAATACTTGGCGACACGCCACTAGTAGTTACACCAAAGTCAATAGCTATTCTTTCTAAAGCTCCATTATAAGAAAGCCCATACATAATCTGTACCAGCGAAAAACAATCTCCTGACATACCATTTCCAAAGTCTTTAAATAAATACTTATTAGACTTAGAAGCATAAAAGACCGAAAAGGAGGGAATATTATCCCTCCTCAACGGACTATTTATGGGTCTTAATGAAAGAGCTTCCTTCCCTATATAAAAACTGTATATATCTAATTCAGATATAACTTTTAATATAGAGTCTTTGGTTAATCTTTCATCATATATGACAGAATTTAGATCCAATCGTCTTCTTTCAAAGCGCTGCTTGTAGCATCAGCTGCGGTATCATTAGAAGCAGCATCTGCTTGAGGTCTCTGCATAGTATCATATGGAGTTTCCTGCAAAGTGTCTGAGTTACTATTAGAAGAAATCATTGGCACAAAAGAACGAACCTTTATATATCCACTAACTTGTTTGCTTCCTACAGTGCCATAATTTGCAAATACAGAAAAAGTCTTACCTTTTGCTTTACCTGTAATTAACTCCATACACTTATCTAACATTTCTTCGTTAGAATTAAAAATAGGAATCTTCACATCTGGCCCTGCAATAGTCTTAACAAGATGCTTAAGAATCTTACCTTGTCTTTTTAGATTAGCCTCGTAATACATATTCGAGGGATCATCTACATAATAAAAAGACAAATCAGTGGATGCTCCACTTTCGTCAGTAGCAATTATCTTCCAATGAGGCAGCTTTCTAGTCTCTGCCTCATCTTTTGCTAACGTAGTTATTGTACAGTTGCTACAAACACCTGCATTACCTCCATTAAAAATACTAACAGAACTACTTCCGTTGTCAAATTCATTACTATTTAAATCAATACTCATTACTTATAAAATTAAAAATTAAAAAAACTAAATGTGTTACTTACCAAGGAGCTAATTCCTCATTTGAATCTGCCTCTATTTCATTATCATAAGAATCCATAGATTCATTACTACTCCAAGAAGGCTTAGAAGTTTCTTCTTCTACTATTGCATCCTCAATTGTCTCAGATTGTTCTTGATTTGAGTTAATAAGTCTAATTGCCCAAGAATATGGAGCCATAGTTGAAATTATTTCTACATCTAGAACTACATCTTCAGCTATAGTCTCACCAAGATTTAAATACTCCTGTGTTATGTAGTTGTAAATCTTCTTATCTGCAATAGTTCTTAGCTGACGCCCTATTCTATTACTAAGTTTCTTACCTACAGTAGGCACAAAATAGATATCATTGATGCCATCTTCTCCCATATCGACAGCTATGTTAAGCTCTACATTATTCTCAGAGAGTTGTAAATCACTACACAAAGCAGATGTAAAACCTATCTTACTTCGCTTTCCTTTTTCAGTTGCTTTTAATACAACTGCACTTTTTCCTTCATATTCATCAGAAGTCATTTCCCTTTTAACGGTAGGGATACCGATAATTAAATTACCCATAGTAAAAAATAAAAAATAAATAAAAATTAAATGTGAAAATATCCTCGTACTGCACTCAGTACTGTTTGTAAATTATTAGGAATAAATGTCTCTGTAATCATCTCCATAGATCTGGCGTTATAATAACTGTGCTTCCTTGTTATAAATTTATAACTATCAGGAGTAATCTCTCCAGAATCATTCTTGTCAATGTAAGTACACAACATAATGTCAAAATAACTCTCAGGCTTGAATTTCTCTGAAAGCATCTTACCACCTGGAACAAATATCTGAAACACCTCTTCTGAATCATTGTATTCTGAGTGAAACTCCAATACTATAATAAGGTCATCTCTTAAATTATCTGCCGCCAAGAAAAAAGCATTTAGACTAGCAGCAGCTAAGTCCCAAAATCTAGCAAATGCACCACCGCCTGAATTAGCCTTCATAAAAGACTCACTGGCTAGTATCTTACTAATATAATGAGTAAAATCAGGAATAATAACAGTCTTAATGTGAGGCATATAATTACTTATTACCTTCAAGTTAGACTCCACACTCTTTATATCAGACATCATTGCCCAGTTGCCTGTAATATGCTCCTTCTTTTGTACAAGCTGCTTCATAGTTTCTATTGAAGCTAGCTTTTGTAAGGGTTTACCCTTATTATCTTTTAAGTAAGTAGCCTTAGCAGATGATGCCAAGATAACTACCTGCTCAGGATTCTCCAAGAAACTTCTGGAATATGATTTACCAGTGTTTGGAGCACCCATAATACCGACTTTAATTGCCATTTGAGTATTTTAAAAGTTTATTATATAATTCTGGATTACTTATAAATTCTTGTGAGGGAGGTAACTCACGAAATAATCCATTTGCCCCCATAAAAAATAAGCCTAATGATAAGTTATCTTGACCGTCTCTGTTCTTTAAGATACTTAGTGATCTATAGTTTCTGTTCAGTCTTTTGATATCATAACCATTATGCTTTTCTATCCCATATCTAAAAGGATTAAACAAGGCAATAGAAGTATTAGCGTCTTCTTGAGTAGAACCAGTGTCTTTAAAATCACTGAGCTGCGGCTCTAAAGAATCTAATCTTTTTCTATCCATACCTTCTATACCCCTATTAAACTGAGATACTACTACTGGACTTATGTTGAATAAGTTTCTAAATTGTACCAGCATCTTACTCAACCTGTCTATAGCCTCTTTCTTATTAGAATCCTTTGAGTTTTTATCTATTAGAGATATGTGATCAATAATTAATAAAACAATCTCATTAGGTTTGTGCGGGATATACTGTTGAATCATTTTGTTAGAGTTGCGGATAATTGTACCGTTCTTCTCTACATAATCTTTAACAGTCATCCATACATAATCAGGAGAGGCTGCGGAATAAAAGATAACATGATCAGATAGCATCTTCTCAAAGTAATCTCTGGTAGCAAATACTTTCTTAGCAACGTCTTTGTCTAGTAAAGACCTATCGCCTCTAGAAAATAAACTCTCAGAGTCAACTAATATATTATGGTCTTCGAATAACTTCCTACACACCATCTTGGCTATTTTCTGTAGGGGAGTAATCTCTATACTATAATATAGAATCTTGATACTAAAATCAGTTTCTTTTTCCGCTGTGATATACTTAATAGGGTTATACATATATGCAGAGTCTACTAGTGCAGTTTTACCTGTACCCGTAGCACCGCCTATCAAGTCATATCTACCTGGTTGAATGTTAGAAATATACTTAGAAAGCTTTTTAAAGCCCATAGGAAGGCCTCTATTCCTTCCTTCCATACCTAAGTTTATTTGGGCCTCTAATTGATCCCAGAGAGGCGTACTTAAATGCTTTGGATGTTCCATGCTCCGTCTGTTATTTGATTATTATCTAGCATTTCTATCTCTTCGCAATAAGTAGCCAACTTAGAGTTCTCTACAGAGGAGCCCATAAAAGATTCGCTCTTATAAATAAAATAATCTGCTTGCTGCAAATAAGCATAGTCCCTATTAGTAGCGATGTATCTTTCTGCTGCGCTTAAAATTATTTCTTTATTGTAGCCAAACTCTTGTATAAACTTGTCCATCTTCTTGATACAGGCACTCTTAGTACCCATAGCCCCTGTCTTTTTACCTCTAAATAATTCTCTATAAGAGTCTATCCACATGGAAGAAGATTCTACCTCTCCTAGTATAGCTTTCAGTTTAGATTTATTTAGAGTTAACTCTGACAGTTTTATAGAGTCACTATCAGTATTCAAGATGTATTTCATTTTGATTAACCCTCTAATATATTGAGGGTAAGTGTTTTGGAAATGTTTTTCTATCTCGTCATACTCAGAATTGTGTAAAAGATAGAGGATAAGTTGCCCAATAGGATGTAAATCCTTTTTTAGATCTATTAAAATTTTCATAAATTGTTTGAAGGTTACCCCGAATAACTTAAGTCTGCGTTTCCTTGAGGGGCACACAAATCTAAGAAATTTTAGGAGGATTATTAGTATTATTCATAAGAAATTTGATCTGGTTTTGAAAGGCAGGTATCATAGGAATATGCCAAACATTATTTTTGGTTTTTTCATTAAAATTAACCTCAACAATTCCATACTCAATTGGCTTATACTCAATATGATGGCCCCCTCCATTAAAAGCAAAGATTGAATTAACTCTAACCATTACTTTAAAAGATAAACTTAAATTCCCTTTCTTCAAAACACAATCATAAATAGAATTATAAACCCCAACCCCTCTCTCCATAAAAGGCCTATGACTATAACTAGATTGCATAGTTAATTCACAATCTTTTATATGAAAACTTAACTCTTCTATACTCATTTTTCTATTAATCCAG